GTAGGTCCGATAGATCCGGTAGGACCAATGCTTCCTGTAGGTCCCGGAGAACCTTGAGTGCCTTGAGGTCCAGTAGCTCCTGTAGATCCGATACTACCTGTTGGTCCAATACTTCCAGTAGGACCGATTGATCCTGTTGGTCCAGGTGATCCTTGTGTGCCTTGAGGTCCAGTAGCTCCTGTAGATCCGATCGATCCTGTAGGTCCTATTGATCCAGTAGGTCCAATATTTCCAGTAGGACCGATTGATCCTGTTGGTCCAGGTGAACCTTGCGTGCCTTGAGGTCCTGTATTACCCGTTGGTCCGATTGAGCCAGTTGGTCCGATTGATCCCGTTGGTCCGATTGTTCCAGTAGGTCCGACAGATCCTGTTGGTCCAATACTGCCGGTTGGACCTGGAGAGCCCTGCGTACCTTGAGGACCTGTAGATCCTGTTGAACCAATACTTCCAGTAGGTCCAATGCTACCAGTAGGTCCGATTGATCCAGTAGGTCCTACAGTTCCAGTAGGTCCAATACTGCCTGTAGGTCCAGGTGATCCTTGAGTGCCTTGCGGACCTGTATTGCCAGTTGGTCCAATAGTTCCTGTTGGACCTATGCTACCAGTAGGACCGACACTTCCTGTAGGTCCAGGCGATCCTTGTGTACCTTGTGGTCCTGTAGCACCAGTGACTCCAGGTGAACCTTGAGTTCCTTGAGCCCCAGGTGCACCTCCACCTAAAGGTCCAGTTGGACCAATAGCTCCTGTAGGACCGATTGATCCGGTTGGTCCGATTGATCCGGTTGGACCAATACTACCTGTCGGTCCAATACTTCCTGTAGGACCAGGTGATCCCTGAGTGCCTTGTGGTCCAGTAGCTCCAGTTGATCCTATTGATCCTGTAGGTCCGACAGAACCAGTTTGACCTATTGATCCTGTAGGTCCGGTAGATCCTTGAGGTCCGGTAGATCCTTGAGGTCCGGTAGCGCCAGTTCCAATTCCACCAACACTATAAACGTTAAAATTGCCAGATATTAATGTTAATGTTTGTCCACTTAAATTAGCACTTACTCTAATATCAATAATATCGCCAATATTAAATGAATTAATATCGATAAAAGCAACAAATGCAATATCCGTAGAATTTGATAATTTTTGAGATGCCTTAACTGATACGTTTTGTATACCATTTACGTATAAATAAAATGTATATGTAATATTACTTGTAGTTGTAGATATCGATATGTCTAATGCAACCGCATAAGTGCCACTATAATTTATAGTAATATCATTAGTTGCAACGCTTGGCGTTGTTCCATATGTATATCCTAAAGCCTCCCATTGTGTAAGCTTATAGATAACTCCAGATGTAGTAAGGACTTGTCCCGCGCCACCTGCAGATTGATATAATTCTCCATTATAAGCAGAAAACACTGTGCCAGCGGGTCCAGTTGGACCAACAGTTCCAGTTGGACCGATGCTGCCCGTAGGTCCAATTGACCCTGTAGCGCCAGGCGATCCTTGAGGTCCAGTATTACCTGTAGCTCCGCGCTGTCCTGTAGGTCCGATTGATCCGGTTGGACCAATACTTCCTGTTGGTCCTGGAGAGCCTTGAGTACCTTGAGGACCAGTAGCACCAGTAACTCCAATTGATCCTGTAGGTCCGACAGAACCAGTTGGACCGATACTGCCTGTAGGACCAGGAGATCCTTGTGTTCCTTGAGGTCCAGTTGCTCCAGTTGCTCCAGTTACACCGGGTGAACCCTGAGTTCCTTGGGGTCCTTGTGGACCACCACCTAAAGGTCCTGTAGGTCCGATACTTCCAGTTGGACCAATAGATCCGGTTGGTCCAATACTACCAGTAGGTCCTATAGGACCTGTTGGTCCAGTAGCACCAATAGGACCGGTAGGACCGGTAGATCCACCTCCGCCACCGATACCAGTAGCATTTATTTGGTAATTCTTAACTCTAGTATTAGACATTGGATTTATATATTAAAGTAATCTATTGTTAGCGTATCATCTGGATAAGGAGCATTGGTAAAAACAATTGTATCATAACCCGTTCCAACACCGCCGCTTTCTGCAACAAAATAATCTTCTGGAATATGTTGTCTTAATCCATTAACAAATAATACCTCTTTAAATTGACTTGTGTGTTTGAATTTTGTTGCAGTAGTGAATGTTGTATTTATAGTATCTTGTACTCCAATTAATGCAGAATCTTGCACATCAAATCCTCCAGTGCCTCCGCTTACTGATAGTCCATTAACAACGCCAGCATTTTCTAAAAATAATTTATGGGCATCATTGAATTGTAATAAATCTATATCGCTACATTCAATAACTATATCTGCCGCTCTAATTTTATGTTGCAACTCTCCTTTTAATAAAGAGGCTCTAATATCAGATTCTGATACTCCAGGAATTGCTAATAAATCTCTTGTGCGATTAAATGGAATTGGATAGTTGAAAATTTTGATAGTTTTCTGCCTATCAGGTGTAACATTTCTCACCACAAAACACCCATTAATTTTTTGATATGGAGCAAAGTCATTATTTCCCATTATAACTCTCTATTTTTTATAAAATCTAATGGTAATTTGTCATGCTTACTCATATTACAACTGGCACAAGATGGTCTTATATTTTCTAAAGTATGCTCTCCATTTTTAGATAATGGTATATAATGATCAATATGCTCAAATTTTCCTATTAAACAATAAAAACATTTATCACCATATTTATTAATAATCTCTTCATGCTTAAAATGTTGAACAAATGCATTTTTCTTTAATGCCCTGCGTTTGCGGACATTTAAAATACGTTGTTTTTTGTATATAGTGTTATTATAATCTTTTACTTTATCTTTAATTTTTTTACTATTATTTTTATAGTAATTATGTGCCCTAATAACATATTCAATTTTATTATCTTGATAATGTGTCTTTTTTCTTATAGACAGCGTTTCCTTATTTAAAAGATAATATTGCTTATCGTTATCATTTAAACGAACTATATTTTTTTCTCTATATTTTTTATTATAAATTGATCTAGATTTTGAGCGCAATTTTACACAAACTTTACATCTTTTAGAAAGCTTATCTTTAGTAGAATTATTTTTGCAAAAATTTGTAATTGATAATAACATATTACAAGTGCAACATTTTTTTAAATCATTCATTCCCATTTAAATTGTTACCATCAATTGTGATTTCATCATTTTTAGTTTCGCTAACTTTCTCTAAAGTTGGATTTATTTTATCTTTTATATTGATTGTTACAGTTCTCTCTATATCTGGAGAATCCTTAGTAGCTTTAACATCAAAAAGTTTGCTGGTTAAATCATCTTGTGGTTTCATCTGAGATATAACTTGTGCAACGGTAGATAACATTTTTTCCATCATATTATCATAACTATATTTTGATACATCAGATGTTGTAACTGGCGAAATACTCATATTGAAATTTCCACCATTAGTTAAAAGCTCATCTTTGCTTAAAATTGCGTTTCTTAAATCTTGCTCGCCCATACTCATTAATGAATCTGCAGTTAATCGATATCTAACATACATTAATTCTTCTAAATAAGCTAAACTTGCCATAGATGGTTGCGCGTCGCTATAATCACCATCAGCTTGGACGGTTCTTAAACCTTTATGTACTGCAGAGGAAAGAACTCTAACATAACTATCCTGCCATTCGGCTTCGCGACCATATTCAGATTTTATTTGGTCTAATACTGTTGATAATTTTGAAAATGCTTTAATTTTTTCTAACATATTAGCGGAAACAAATGGCTCACTTCTATGATAATTTTGTAGACCACGTCTTGGATTATAAGTCGTTTCTTGATCTATTCTGCGAGTATCAAATGCAACTTTAACAAAAGTGTTATTTAATAATGAATCTAGACCGCGCTTTCTTATTGCAAAAGCTGATTTTCTAGTAGGAATGCCTTGTGTTCCACTAGAAATAAGCTCATAAATATCAAAAAGAGTATCAAGTTCCATTTTGTCCTTAATATAAATATTCATTCAAATGCCTATTTATGCAATTGTTTGAATTTTTAGAATTGCAATTTAAAATAATCTACATATATGGAGACTTGCTTTTATTTAATATTTTTAAATATGTAAACTGGTTCAAATTTTTCAATTCCGCTACTTTTTGTTAAATGGTTACGAATAGTTCTAAGTTTAACAATTTCACATGGCTCTCCAAACTGTTCTTTTGCCATATCAATCATTTTAGTATATTTTTCCAAAATATTTAATCCAAAATACTTGTTTGGCTTGAGCATATACTTAACATTATCTAAAGTTTTAGCCCAATATGTATCATAGAAATGATCGTCTCCATTATTATATGCTTGTGATTTATCCGCAGAATACACCTCTTGATCAAAATATGGAGGACTGCTAAAACTAAAATCTATAGAATTTTCATCCAATTTTACGTTCTCTGAACCGTTATTAATTAATGTAATATTTTTAAGGCTTAGAAAATCAGATATTTTAGATAGCTCATCTGTAGTTAAAGGGTCTGTTCCTATATATTTTCGATCACAACTGGCTGCTCCAAGCATTCTCCCGCCCCAACCAGCTGAATAATCATAAACTGTATCTCCTTTATCAGTATATTTCATATATAAATATTTTGCAATATTAGGTTTAAATATAGAAATACTTGGAACTACACGAGATGATCTCATTCCTTGAATAAGCATTCTAAAAGACATATTAAATGTTTCATCATTTTCTTCATCTTTCCAATCCATGCCAAGTCTATTTTGAATTAATTTTTTTAACTTACTATCATTACTAAATACCTCTTTCATAGTTGGTTGATTATTTTCAGTAGCATCATAAAATTTATGACAAAAATATTTGCAGATATCTGTAGCCATAGAGCTATTATTAAATAATTCGTCTTTTGATAAATCTGGCTCAAAATTACATAATTTTTTCCAATTAGATTTTAATTTAGAATCATTATCTGGATACAACCATCCTTGATTACGAAAATGATCAAATAATGGATCAATTAAAATTTGTCTTTGATTATGATCTAGTGTTTTAACATATTTTGCTGTAATTAAATTGTTATTCACTGAAACTATTTTGTCATATAAAAAGGCGTCATCATGCTTCATTTTTGTTATTGTCCTTTGATGTAATTTATATTTAATTGATATGTCTTTAATATTAATTCCACCTATTAATTCATCAATAATCGATTTTTTATTTTCTTCTGATACTTTATATTCATTCTTTTTAAAAGAGCGATTGTCTTGGAAATCAATTAAGTCTAAATATTTTTGATATTTTCTATCTAATCTTATAGATTTCGGGGCGTTTTCATATAACCATTTGGATAATTTAAGAACTTTTTCATTTCCATTACTTTCCAATTCATATGTATTATGATTTGTTTTAGAGATGAAACTTAAATTAACTATAAGTTGTAATTTGTCAAAAATTATTTTTTGAATTGATTCTCCGCATTCTTTTGTTGTTGCAATAGACCACTTCCATTCTCCGGATTGTCTTTTGCATAAAGAACCATCTCCATCAAACATCCCTCTAATAAATGAGATTGCTAAATCATCAGATAACCATTCTGGATATTTTATAATAAAACTTTTGGCTCTAGGGCAGCCTAATTCAGTCATTTTTTCACAAATATGTTTGCTGTATAATCTAACAGAGCATGTTGGATAAGATTTTTTACCTATATATGATAGGTATGTACTTATTTTAGATTCAGGAAGCTCAATGAATTTACATAATTTAATTAAATGACTATAATCTTCTCCCTTTAATGTTAAGCAAAAAGTATTAACTGTTTCTGAATTATAAGCATCTGCATAAAAAAATCCAAGCCAATATGCCTTTTCATTAGTGTCAATTGTATCAAAAATATGTTGATTAAATTTTGTAAATCTATGAGATGAGCTTTTGTCTCTTAATAGAGATTTAAATTTAACCCATTTTTGAACTCTTCGTTTATCTATAGAGAATTTATAAGCCAAAGCTTTTGCCGAAACACCTTCGGCATATAAAGAACAAATATGATCGATTTTACTATCATCAAAAAATTCTTTTATAATTTGCCACTTATTTAAAATGATTAAATCATCAATTTCTTTAAATGTTACATTTGTTTTAGTCGCAATTCTTTTAATTGCAAAACCATTTTCTATCATTTTCTGAATATCAATTGCGCTCACATAGTGTATATAACATTATTATGGTTCACTAAATAAAAAAAAAGGACCATCTTGCGATGATCCTTTTTAAAAGCTACTAACTATGTCAATTACCACCAGCACAAGGCTGGTGGCTTGTAAGTAGCTTCTCTGCTCCTACAATAGGCTGATTGACATCAGCCCTATCCGAAAGCTTATAGCTTTCCAGATGCTTAACTATATCATCATATTGATTACGATAGAAATCAATATGTAATACGTCAATAATTATTGAGGGGCAATTCCTCCGCTGCCACAAGGGCAGCGGTTTCATTGCCGAAGAGATCCTGAAATTAGGCGACAGTTACTGATTTACGACCGGCTGCGACACCACGAGGGTTAACAATGGCGATACCAATTATTTCGCTTACTACCCATCCTAATTTAAGCTGCTTAGGCTCGTCAGCTGGAAGAACTTCGATATCTTGACGAATTGGCATAACTCCAACGAACTCTGGATCTGCAACACCGTAGATAGTTCCTGGTGGAACGATCTTAGATACCATAATGTCAGTGCCCCAGATGTGAGCATAAAGACCTGTTTGAAGAACTTCTCTCATTGTTACTGGATCAAAATCTCCACCAGAAACACCTTGACCACCACCAGATCCCCACTTAAGGATATCGGTGAACTCATTGATGTTCATGAAGTACTTAGTCGTAACTAAGTCCCAACGATCAACTTGAGCTTTGATTTCAACTAAGTCTCTCTTTAAAAGACCTGCGTCTGCGATGTCAGTAAGAGTATTTTCAACTGCTGCTGATGCATCTAAAGCTGCGAAAACGTTTGCGTCTTCTTGTGCCATAATCTCTTGGCGAGCCTTTTGGACAGCTCTGTCGATAACATTGAATCTACGACGTTTGACTTCTGCGATACGAACCGTTGGGTTTGCATAGATTTCAAACTCTGGAACAACAACACGGTCACCGAAGACGCGTGATTCTGGACCGGTACCGTTGCTTGAGATAACAACTGCTGCAACATCGATATCTCTATCGTACGTTGGCATTGCTCCTTGTGGCAATGGATCGACTACAAGTGCTCTACGAGCAATTCCGTGGTAGTCTAAGTTTCTACGAATTGGATTTGCCATCGCTTGAGCTAATGCAATTTTTCCATCTTGAGTCATGATAGCGCGTGAGATAAGATCGTCACGTCTGTCATCACTTAAAGAAACCTGTCCTGCAAGTCCCATGTTAGATGGGGTATTTTCCTCAAGAACACTGGCATATTTTACTAAAGTCTGTAATGCATCTTTTAAAGATGATGCGTTCATCGCGCCGTTGTTATTAAACATATTCATAGATTCTCCACTAATTTTATAAGAAATATTTGCCAGTATTTACCAGCGATCGTACAAAGTGAGTCTTTGTATTCATATTTAATATTTGGTTATTCCCAGATTATGAATAAAAATCGTATTTTAGTTAATAAAAAACAAAAAAGCCAGACCTTGCAGCCTGGCTTTCCCGATATCTTTTACGACATAACTAAATTATGCTGTTGGTGGGTTGAAGTAGAAGACTGCTTGAGTCCAGCTTCTGCTTGTTGCGGAGAATGTTCCGTCTGGTGCGCTAAGAGTTCCAACCAAATGGTTAGGAGTAGAAACAAGACCGCCGTTGCTTTGGAATTCAACGAAAGATCCAACCTTAGTTGTATTCGTTGAAACCGTGGTCAAAAGACCTGCTGTGGTATAGTAAAGCGCTGTACCAGCAGTAAGGTTAGGATTAGATATCGTGATACCCGTGTTAGCGGTCGTGTCAACTGCATCTAAAGTAACTGCATATAAACCAGGTTGTGCCCAGCAAGTAACTTTACCAGATGCACGAGCGCTGTGTGGTCCAAGTAAGTCTGCAGCTGCTACGGTGCTGTTTGGTCCGTAAACAACTTGTCCAACGGTTCCACCGACTACGGTGCCGAATAATGTTCCATATCCTGCAATACCGTCGTCAGCTAACATTAATGGACGAGTAGAAGAAGTAAGTGTCTTAGTGACAACTACTCTCTTTGGTCCAGATGGGCTGATATAGCCGTCGAATGCGTCTGCTGCTCCATAATCAGTACCTGATGTAACTGCAACTGATGCAAAAGTAACGACTTCGCCGCCTTTAAGGGTTAAAAAGTCAGAGTCAAGTCCGTCGAACTGTCCAAGTGGTTGTCCAGTTGCTTGTAATAGTTTTAAAGCCATTTTGTTTTCCTATAATCTTTTATAGTGCCCAATTAATGTGACACAAATCTTACACCTAACTTACAAAATCTACTTTCATATATTATTATTGATAGTTTTTATTAAAATTATTCTGGTATAGTTGGAACTTGTTTTGCTAATTGCGCAACTGCCGCTTCATTTTCTGGGTTTGTAGGCGCATTAGGCTGTTCTTGTGTGACTTCTGTGGGCGCCTCTGGCTTATTTAAATCTAACTCTGATTGGAGAGATTTTTCATATGATTTTGTTGCTCTTAAAATTTTTATAAGATCCATATAAGCGTTTCTAAATGCAGGCAATGCTCCTCTAACATCATCAAAATCATCTTTTATCAAACCCCTGCCGCCATGAAAAATTTTAAGTTTATCAATAGTTTTGGTAATTACACCAGTTTCTTCTATTTGACGTTGTTTGAAAGAATTGTCTGAAAAGTTTTTTAATACTTTTTTAAAAAACGGATTAAATTGTGTTATTTTTGCGCGCAAATCATTATGAGCTTTTGCAGCATTATCTATTTTACCAGCCTGCTGTTTTATAGATGCGTTTATTTCTGAAGTATCTCTTGGCTTTTCTATCATAGCTATTACTTGTTCAGCGTTACTTGCGACATCAGAAAGTTCAATAACTTTACTTTTAAATAATTCCATTTCTTGAATAAATTCTGGTTTAAATGTATATCCCAATCCAAAATTAGAATTAGAAGTAATTAAATCATCAATTTCGCCAACTAAATTTTGAGTAGTTTCTTTTAATGAATTATTTGAATCATCTAAATGCTGCTGAGCATATAATGCCGTAAATAATGCAACAACTCCAACAGTTACATATACCCAAGCTTCTTTTTTTAATGGATCGCTTACTTGATTTAAACATGCATCAGATAATGCTCTTAGTTCTTCTTTGTTTTTATTGTCTAAATCATTACCAACTCGAACTAAAGTTAAAAGTAAATTCTTTTGAGCCCATTTATGAGCATCTAATTGTCCATTTGGAGTTTTGTTAATTTTATTTAATGCAATATCTTGTTTTTGATTTTGATTTCCAAGTAAGCCATTAAGCTTGTCATAAGACGGAGATACAACAACAGTATCTGGATGAGCATCTTCTATAATATTTCTATCATAATCCATGCTTTTTGGACGATCAGATTTAACGCCATACAATTTGGCGATATCATCAGCGCTTAAAGAATCATGTCTATGAGTCTTTGAAAGCT